CATTAGTCGTATAGAGATAGCAAGAGTTATCGTGATTGTTATGTTCAACGTAAAGGTCAATACCTTTGTCAAAGACAATCATGTTCTTGTCTTGGTGTACTATTTCGTTCATGCTATCTCCCTCACGAAATCCTCTTCACGAACTCTTCTTGCACAGTCACCTAGTTCTTTTACATCTGCAAATTTTACTTTGTATGCATTTGCAAGGGCTTTGTACAATCTGTTTTTGTGATCTCTGTGAGTATGTCTTTGAGTAATGTTTGGATAATCTATTATTAAAGTTCCATAGACTTCATCCAATCTGCGATCATAATTTTGCGAAAGAATATAACCGCCGTCACCATTAGCTTGATACTTAATTAATGTTTCAAGATTGTTTCTCATATTTATTTCTCCTTATATTTTTTGATATTGAATACTTGGTTAAGTATTCATGATTACTCAATATCGAGTAATCAAAAATACTTATATCTTTAGAGTACCATCGAATGAAAAGTTCGGCAGTCTCGCAACGCTATACTTCGACTTGGCGTCTCTACCATTTCTAAAAAAATTAAAAAGTTTATACCATCGATGCAATTTAGCTTCCGATAGTCCGTCATCCTCTAAAGGCTCAACTGCTCCAAACAATTGTACATTTGTTTGATCAGCTAACTGACAAATATATTTTAAGATACTTGTACTGTGAGAAGTAAGACCTGCTCCACTTCCTCTTTTTTTAGAATGAATAGTGATGAATTCAATCGCATCGCCTTTCGGTCTAAAAGTAAACTGAATGACTTGATCAAATTCTAGCGTATCCATGTCGGTAGTCGTAAAACATACAGTCCAATAAGACTTTGGATAATGCTTCGGATTAGTTCCTCGGATCAAATCGTATCGTGTTCCGTTGATCGTGACTGCTTTTATCCACGCTCCACCAAAATTAAAAAATTCTTGGTTATCCGTTCCTGTAAGTTTTGTTAAAAATTTATTTACCATTTTTATTTTCTCCTTTTGTATTTGAATACTGATAAGTATTCATGATTACTCAAAGCGAGTAATCAAAAGTACTTATTTTAGTTTTTCGTTTTCAGCGACTAGCTGATTGTATTCTGAGTCACATAGTTCATACCATTTACGACTACGAAAGTTTGGATCAGCTTTTCTTGAGTTTCTTTTAATGTCATCATCGATAACAATAGCTAAACCGCTCAATAAGTTTTGAGTTTTTTGAGACTGATCGGAACAATTTTTTCTGTAGTCTTGGATAATCGCTAGGACTCTCGCTAATTCTTTTGTCATTAGTTATTCTCCAATAATAAAAGTTTGTTTTGTTGTAATGTAATTAAAGTTTTGATTTCTTTTTTTACATCGCTTGTCTTAACGTTGTATTTCTCAGCGAACTCTTTTACTAATTTGTTCACATAAGATTTGTTAGTCCATCGACTAATTAAGTTAGGATATAAATCTTTCATATCCCAAAAACAACGAGTCACTCTTGAAGAGTAATTTAATGATTTTATTTCTACTGACATTTTATTTTCTCCTTATGTTATTTGTAATTGAATACGTTATGTATTCACAACTGCCCTCAGCAATTGCAAGGGCAATTGAAAATACATAAAAGAAAAAAAATAAATATTCTTTTCAATGGCAACTCAATCTCAGTGTCCTGTCCAATTAGGTTTGGAAGCTAATTGCGGTTGGTCGACTTATTGCCGTACAGTAAGTTAATAGTATGGTGTCTGCCTTACTGCTCCGATGCCTTTACTAGTGACGAAAAAATTTATGCTCGAAAAATTAAAATTGAGTTTTTATAAACAATTGAAATTTTTGAGCCAAGCAGTCGTGCCTAGTAAATTGAACTAAATCTAATTTAAATTTTGGAGCAGTGTCGAGAGTCTGCAAGGCATTAACGTTCTCTGGCTGACCAAAAAATAAAAAACCAAATACTATTTTTTTCATATTTGGAATTCGGAGATTTAAAAAGTTCATGTGATTAAAAATATACTTATTTATAATAAAATATCTACTAATATTATATCTATTATTATCCTTATTTATCGGGCTTTTTTTAGACCTAAACTCAGGGATCGCTTGTTATTTTTAGGTTTCAACGGGAATTTTTTCCGTTTTAAAGCGTTTCTAGATAGGTTTTAAATTGGTTAGCGTATGTTTGATCGTGGTCAGCGGAACGTGGAATTTTCAATCTGCTTTAATTTTTTCAGGGCTCTGTAAAATGCCTTCAATCTTTTTTTATCTGATTGAAAATATTCCTCAGCAACGCCGTTGTTAATTACTGCATCCAATACCAAAGACTCTAAGCGAGTCAGCTTTTTTATTTTTTTATTCATACTTATAGATATGCGTTTTAAAAATTTTTTCCCAAAAAAAAATTTGAATTTATTAATCATCCGCCGATATTGTTTATATGAAAATAGAATATGCAGAAATCAAAGCGTCAAATAAATCGGATGCAAAAACTAATGTAGACATTTGTCTACACCTATCGGGATTTACTTCTAAAGAATTTAAATTCGGAAAGATTAAAAAAATAAGTGAGAATACTTATGAAGTAGAAATTATTTTTAAAGGTGACAAGGGTGTCTTTGATTAATCGAACTCGTAAGGCTCATCGATAAAATCCTCATACCAATTCATCTTAAAGTGAACGTCATCTCTATTCTCTTCTAATTGTTTAGAATATTTGATGAGACATTCTCCGATATTCTTTAAGAATATTTGTTGCTCTAATTTACTCTCTAAGCGGTCAGCGACTAGCGGAACGTTGGTGACAAAATACATTCCACTAGACCTGATCACATCTAGATCATCCTCATCTATTTGAAATGCAATGTTCACTACTTTTGTTTTTTGTTCTTCACTTAGTTTTTCTAGTTTGTATTTCTTTAAATCTATAATCATAACTAATTGTTATTAGATATTTTATTTAATATCCATTAGATAAATTATTATAAGAACTTCACACTCTTCACAGTACTATAAGTTTTTTGAAAAAATATTTTTTTAGAGAGAAAATTATTTTTAAACAAGTGTGATAGTGTGAAGAATGATTTATTAATATTGAGTTATATAGCTTTTTACCATCACACTACTAGTTTTGAGAAGTGTGATAGTGTGAAGGGTTTGAGCATTGGTACTAGGTAATTGCGGGAAAATTTTGAAAATTTATTTTTTATAATAATATTTCTAAAAAAACTCATAGTACCAATAATTGCAATCTGAAATAAAAATATTAATAATTGTGTCACGCTATATTTTTTATGAGTAAGGAAAAAAATTTATACAAAATGGTTAAAGACAAACTGTCAGATTTTAATCCAATTCGTATTGAAACAACTACTATTAACGGATTTCCAGATATGATTTTATTTAATAAAAATAAACACGCTTTGTTTATTGAATGTAAGGTTTGTGAGCGTCACAATCTGCTACAAAGTTTGAGACCGCATCAAAAATCATTCCACCATAAATACTCTCAGCTTTTTGGAAATCTATTTATCTTGCAACGCTCTCTCAAAGAGAGAAGAGTTTTTCTGTATAGATCGCTCTTTTTGGATTTTTTAGAGGGAAACGCTGACCACTCACCGCTGACCGCTGTTTCATTGGGTGAAACGTGGGACACGATCCGAGAAATTTTGAACAATGACCACAAGATATAGAGACATCGATCCGCTGACCGCTAAAAGCGTTGAAAAATATAGACTTATCTGTTCTTATAATATAGATTATGCAACAATTACAGCTGACCGCTGTTCGATGGCTTAGGTACTTTGAAAAATGAAAATAAAAGTAATAAATTATTACCCCCACCCCCCAAAAAATCGCCCCCAAAAAATATGCGCGCGGCTAGGGTTTGCAACATACACACACTGATGGAACAAAATTCACGTATGAACTATGAAAATTTAGATATGCAGCAACTAAAGGCGATGGTTTTACTTCGTCAAAAGCAAGAACAAGAATTTGCGAGAGCAAATTTCATGAGTTTTGTAAAGGCAGTATGGCCAGAGTTCGTAGAAGGACCTCATCATTTAAGAACTTCTGAACAATTTCAAAAATTTGCAGCGGAAAAAGCACAAAGATTAATTATCAACATGCCTCCACGACATACAAAATCAGAATTTGCTAGTTATTTGTTTCCAGCGTGGATGATGGGACTCAATCCTAGACTAAAAATTATTCAGGCAACGCACACAGGTGAGCTGGCAGTTAGGTTTGGTAGAAAAATTAGAAATTTAATGAATTCGAAAGAATACAAGCGTATATTTCCTAATGTAACTTTAAGAACTGACAACCAAGCAGCTGGTAGATGGGAGACAAATCATGGTGGTGAGTATTTTGCAGCGGGTGTTGGGGGTGCTATTACTGGTCGTGGTGCTGATCTTCTCATTATTGATGATCCCCATTCTGAGCAAGACGCACTCAGCGAAACTGCTATGGATAATGCTTACGAGTGGTACACTAGTGGTCCTCGACAGCGTCTACAACCTGGAGGATCTATTGCTATTGTTATGACTCGATGGTCTAACAAAGACCTGACAGCTAACTTAATTAAAAAAATGGCGGAGCCGAAGGCTGACAAGTGGGAATTAGTTGAGTTCCCCGCAATCTTAGACGACGATGATGAAGAAAAAAGAAAACCTATTTGGCCTCAGTACTGGAAACTAGAGGAATTAGATAAAGTTAAGGCTTCGCTGGTACCCAGCAAGTGGAATGCCCAGTGGCAACAAAACCCTACCTACGATGGAACCAGTATTATTAAACGTGAGTGGTGGAATATTTGGGAAAAACCTAATCCACCAGCGTGTGCTTTCATTATTCAAAGCTATGATACTGCATTTTCTAAAAAAGAAACCGCTGACTACTCTGCAATTACCACTTGGGGTATCTTTTATCCTAACGAGGGCAACGAAACGCATTTAATTCTTCTTGCATCCACCAAAGGTCGATGGGATTTCCCTGAATTAAAGCAAGTCGCGAAGCAAGAACTCCATAAATTCAATCCTGACAGCGTTATTATCGAGGCAAAGGCGTCAGGGACACCCTTGATACATGAGCTTAGACGATTTGGCGTCTATGCAACCGCATTTTCCCCGAACCGCGGGATGGATAAACATGTTCGCTTAAATACAGTCGCTCCCATCTTTGAAGCGGGACACGTTTGGCGGACCGATGACAGTTGGGCGCTGGATTTACAAGAAGAGCTGGCGTCTTTCCCTTACGGAGAGCACGATGACTTAGTTGACGCGACTACATTAGCTCTGATAAGATATCGAGAAGGAAACTTTGTCAGGTTGAACGATGACGACGAGGGAATCGACGAACCTGTGCACCATGATAGCTATGAGTACTACTAAAAAATTAATTAATCCTGAAGACAGGAGACTAAAACAAAAATTAACCCCCAAGCAAATGCTGTTCGTGACTAACTATGTTCAAGGAACGCTGACAGGGAAAATATCGGCAGCGGAGGCGGCACGCCAAGCGGGATACGCTGATGGCAGAGCTCGACAAACTGCCCACGAACTTTTGAACCCTCACCTCAATCCCTTTGTGGTCGAAGCGGTGAATGAAATGAAACAAGATTTGTATGAGACGGCTGGCGTTTCGATGGCCTCGCACCTCTCATCGTTGAAAGAAATCCGCGAAGCGGCAATGGAGAGTAAACACTACTCGGCTGCCGTGAATGC